ATTAGCACTCACCTATTGAAAGTGCTAACAATAAATGGTAATATAAAATTATACTAAAGAATAAGCAGACGGAGGAAATAAAATGCCAAAAGTAAAGAATGTTGAAAAGAAAATTTTTGAGGTTGAAGGATTTGAAGTGACAATAATGTACGATGGAAAAGATGTAAGAGGAGATAAAGATTTGCCAGTACAGTATAAAGGTATGAGGATGACAAAAAATGATTTTTCTGTTTCAGAGTGGAAAAATAAATTTAAAAGGCAGTACCCAGGATATGATGTAGCTGTTTTGAAAAATGATGGGACCAAAGCAAGTGGTCAGACAAAATTAAGTACAGTGAGGGATACTTACTTAGATGACGAAGAATAAATATTACGTTGTATTAAACGCACCCTTCGGGGTGCTTTTCTAATACATAAAACCTCTCATTCCTCACATACTATATCCGAGGTGAGGAAATGGATAAGAAGAATCAAGAGAAGTTAAACAGAAAGAAAAGCAATGAAGAATTCAACAGCATTACCGAGAAGGTAAAGCCGGAGAATCAGAATCAGCATCACAATGTCAGGAAAGAGGCAGTTGATGTGAAGATGAGACAAATGTAAGGCGTCCATTAGGGCGTCTTTTCTAATACCCAAATACGGATACATAGCTCAACTGGTTAGAGCAGCCGCCTCATAAGCGGAAGGTCGCAGGTTCAAGTCCTGCTGTATCCAGAAAGAAAAATGACAGATTGGAAGGTGGTGAAGTGGCAGGTTATGAAAACATAAAAGATGCGAATAATAATCGAACTCCGAGTGAACGCCGAGAATTAGCAAGAATTGCCGGTATTGCATCGGGGAAAGCACGAAGAAGAAAAGCAGCTATGAGAGATACGATGAATAGGTGCTTGACTATGCAGGCACACGTTGATGGACTATCTGATGTGTTAATTGCAGACGGAGGAGAAAGCACCTACGAAGAAATCATTACAATGGCAATTATCAATCAGGCAGCGATGGGAGATGTAAAAGCCTATAATGCTATCATGAAAGTTGTGGGACAGACGGATAAATCAGAGGCTGATTTGGAAGAGCAGAAAATCCGGACGGATAGAGCAAAGAGGGCAAGGGATATGGAAGTCGGAGACATGGATACATCAGACGAAAATATACAAAGTTTCTTAAAAGCCATGCGACCAACGCAAGAAGATCTAGATGATTTATTCCCGAATGATGAAAACGAGGAGGATGAGACTGATGGCGAAGAAACAGAAGAGACCAGCTAGTTTTAAATTCAAGCCGTTCTCCAAGCAACAACAGAGACTAATGCACTGGTGGCGACCTGGATTGACTTCTGCAGAGAATGATTTCGTTATCGCGGATGGATCCATCCGATCGGGAAAGACAATTGCATGTATTATTGGTTTTCTCGCATGGTCACAGGAGATGTTTTCTGGAGAGTCTTTTATCCTTGCTGGAAAGACGATGGGAGCATTGAAAAAGAACGTTGTTCGTCCCATGCTGCAGATATTGGAAGCGTGGGGATGGTCTTATACATATATCCGTTCCGGCACGGATGCAAGGATAGAGATTGGAAGTAATATCTATTATCTGTACGGTGCAAACACGGAAGTGGCGCAGGATGCATTGCAGGGGCTGACTGCTGCCGGCGCATACATGGATGAGGCAGCGCTATTTCCACAGAGTTTCGTGGATCAGGCAATCGGGCGCTGTTCTGTTGCCGGTGCTAAAATCTGGATGAACTGCAATCCGGAAGGACCGCATCACTATATCCGCGAAGAATTTCTTCTTCCGGAAAAGAAAAAGGAAAAGAGAGTTTATCACTTGCATTTTATGATGCAAGATAATTTGTCATTATCCAAGAAAACAATTGAACGGTATGAAAGAGCTTGGCCGCATGGCAGCGTATTTTATAAGAGATTTATTCTGGGGCAGTGGTGTGCAGCAGATGGCTTGATATATCAGCAGTTTGCGGATAATGTGAGTCGGTATGTGATAGATGAAAATTGGTTAAAGGAAAATGAAATTGCATATGCGACAATAGGAGTCGATTTCGGTGGAACGAAGTCGGCTCATTCTTTTACCCTTACGGGATTTACAAGAGGATATAAGCAGGTTGTTGTGTTGGATGAATATTACTGCAAGAAACGTATTAATCCGAAACAATTACAAGATGATTTTATAGATTTTGTGAGGCGTGCAAAGCAGAAGTATAAAGTGTATGAAGCATATTGCGATAGTGCTGAGCAGACACTCATTGCCGGATTAGAAATTGCGTGTGTACAGGCGCATGTCGGTATTGAGATTAAGAACGCAATAAAAGGCTCTATCAATGATCGTATCGCATTTTACAATAGCTTGATTGCACAGAACAGATGGAAAGTAATGAAGCACTGCAAGCACATTATAAGTGCATTTGAGAACGCTTGTTACGATGATAAGAAAAAGAATATGGACGTGCGTCTTGACGATGGACTTATGAACGTGGACAGCTTGGACAGTACAGAATACAGCACAGAAAGCATACAGGAAGATGTCCTGTATATTGCAGCATAGGGGAGTGAAATATGGGTAATGAAATACGCCAGTATTTGGCAGAAAATAAGTATAATACCGTACCGGATGAAACGTATAATCATATTGAAGAATGGCTTGAATGGTATCAAGGTGATGTGGAAAAGTTTCACGAATATAAAGTCTTTAACGGCTCTGTGACAACAGAACATAAGCGTTACACGATGGGAATGGCGAAGAAAGTCTGTGAAGATTGGGCAAACTTACTGCTGAATGAGAAAGTGGCAATCAAGGCAGGAAATTATAACGAGCGATTACAAGAAATCCTCAACAATAATAATTTTATCGTTCGGGCGAATCAGCTAATCGAGATTGCGTTTGCGCTTGGAACAGGAGCGCTTGTCGAATATTTGGACGGCGAGGATGTGATTATTGATTATATCCGTGCCGATATGATCTATCCGTTATCTTGGGATAATGGGGATGTTACGGAGTGTGCGTTTGGCAGTATTCGAGTAATAGATGGTGTAGAAGTGATATATCTGCAGATACACAGAAAAGGAAATCCGAAAGACAATGAGGATGAAGAACTGTATTACATTGAGAATAAGTATATTGAACGTAAAGAAAATAAAGAGCTTGAACCTCCGGAGGGGGTACTGTCATTGATTCCTACAGGATATGACAAGCCTCTGTTTCAAATTATTATGCCAAATATCTGCAATAACATTGATTTGGATAGTCCTCTTGGTATATCGGTTTATGCAAACAGTATTAATCAACTGAAAGGCTGTGACCTGATTTACGATTCTTATGTAAATGAGTTTGTTTTGGGTAGAAAACGTATTCTCGTGCCGATATCTGCCGCAAGAATCCAAATGCAACAGGATGGAGTTGCAGCACCAGCGTTCGATCCATCTGACTCTGTTTATTATCAGATGCCAGGAGACAGAGAGAGCGATCTAAAGCTCACAGAAGTAGATATGACAATACGATCACAGGAACATGAACTCGGAATCCAGCGCAGCCTTGATATTTTAAGTTTGAAGACGGGACTTGGAACTGGGCGTTATCAATTTGATTCTTCCGGAGTCAAGACAGCTACTGAGGTTATCTCAGATAAATCAGATCTATACCAGAACAGACAAAAAAATGCAATTGTGATTAACACAGCACTTGTAAACATGGTTGCTGCTGTTGCGTTTTTGGATACTGGGCACGAAGTAGATGCCACCGTGGATTTTGATGATTCCATCATCGAGGATACAAACACAACGATTGATAAGAATATCAAGCTTGTGCAGTCGGGACTTCGGTCGAAATTAACCGCGATTATGGAGATTAACAAATGCGATGAAAAGGAAGCCAAGAAAGAATTGGAACGCATCGCCGGAGATAATCAGATTACCGGACAAGATGTGGACTGGACAGATATGGGCGATGATGAAGAAGAGGAATCTAATGATCCGGATCAGGAAGAAGGTGAGGTAGAAGGTGAATCTTCTGAAGAACCAACAGGAAGCGGAGACGATAGATAGTGCATACATAGATCTCGAAGCACAGATCATGCAGAATATCGCTCGTCATCTACGCGATTGGAAAAAGCCCATCGACACAGATAAATGGCTGATGCAGAAACTGGCAGAGATTGGAAAACTCAACAAGGAAAATATCAAGATTATCGCTCAGATGTCCGGTATCAGTCAGACGGCAGCTGAACGGATGCTATCCGAAGCGGCAGAAGAAGCAGTTAAAATGACGGAACCGGGATTTCGTTATATGGCTAGGCAAGGGGTGATTGATTCGGTTGTTGAAGCCGATAAAAGCAAGAATGTGAAACAGGTTATGAAGAACTTGCAGAAGCAGGCGAAAGATTCGCTGAACCTTACGAATACAACGATGCTGCATAAGGCACAAGAAGCGTTCAAGAGCCTTGTACAGAATACGGCAGAAGAAGCGTTGAAGATTCTGAATAACAATACCGCTGCTGCTATTACAGGTGCAGAGGCAAGACAGCAGGCTCTTCGAAAGACAATCCGGCAGTTTAATGATAAAGGCATTGCTGGCTTTGTGGATAAAAGTGGGAGGAACTGGACACCGGAAGCGTACATAAATATGTGCATGCGAACAACCGCCGGCAGCGTGGCAAATGAAGTGCAGACGGCTCGGTGCGAAGATATGGGAGTGAATCTGATTCAGATTGACAGTCATTCAGGAGCACGCCCGAAATGTGCAAAAGACCAAGGAAAAATCTTTTCTTTAGACAACACAAGCGGAACCACAGAAGATCTGAATGGACGTAAGATTAAATTTTATCCGTGGAATTCCTCTAGCTATGGTGAACCTGATGGAATCCTTGGTATAAACTGTGGGCATCATAAGTTCCCGTTTGTTCCGGGAGTAAATATACAGAGACACTTCCCGACAGATGATTTAGATGCAAATAATCGGTTGTACAAGCAGACACAAATACAGAGGGCGCTTGAACGCGAGGTAAGGAAGCAGAAGCGAGAGTGTATGCTGTATGATGAGCTTGGAGATAAGGAGGGGTTCAAGGAAGCTTCTGTCAAGTTGAAGACAAAAGAAGCGCAGTTGAAGAGTTACGTTGACGAACATAAGAATTTGCATCGCAGAAGAGACCGCGAACAGGTTGTTGGGTTTGACAAGAGAATATCGGCGGAAGCTGTTGGTGCAAATAAAAAATATCAGAAAGAGCTTGCAGAAAAAGCGAAAAATGATAAGATAATATCAGAGATGAAAGAAGCAGGGATGAGAGGAGAGATAAATCTAAATCCTAATATTCCGGATACAAAAGAGTTATCCTTTGATGATACGCATATTAATGGAGAAAGACAACACGAAGTGACAGAAAAAGAAGCAAAAGAGTATATTAAAAATGCAAGATTTTCTGTGACAAAGTGGAATGGAAAATATACCAATTATTTCAGTGATGATGGAGCAGCTTATGTGGATAATGAGAAAAGACATATAAGAACGGCATTTAAGAAAGAACAATATGACGATGCTACAAGAAAAGCAATGGAGGTGTTAAAACGTGAACAGTCCTGATCATGTAATGTGTCCGTTGGTGGATGCAGAAATTGAAAATATTGATTGCATAGAAAATTCAGATGCTGTTGACGGAATGTTGAAGAAAGACAGCGTACCGGAAAGGT